GCTTACGGGGCCAGCGATTACGGCGATCTGTACTATGGGCTGGATGATCCTGTTTACACGATCTCAACGGCTGTCCGTGCAACCAACGTAGTTACAATAACGACTTCGACAACGCATCAGTTCCAAACCGGAACATCGGTTGTGATCGCAGGCGTTACCACATCTTCCTTCAACGGTACGTTCACGATTACGCGCACCGGTAATACCACGTTCACCTATGCGCAGACGGCAGCGAACGCCTCGTCTTCTGGCGGAACAGCAACGCTCAATCCTGCCGACATTCGTCCTGCATCTGCTGCGTTCATCCCCTCGTTCTCGTGGACCTTCGATAACTGGGGTGGCGACATTCTGGCTGTTGCGTCCAGCGATGGGCGGCTTCTTCACTATGAGGAGGGTGAAACAATAGCCCGTCCTGCTGGCATAGAACCTATCTCGACGGCAACGCGGCTTACGAACATCATCACGTTTACGACAGCGAACAACCACGGCTTTGGCGTTGGCGATACAGTTATTGTAACTGGCAACACTGTTGCCTCGTTCAACGACACGTTCACGATTGCGACGGTTCCTACAGCAGACACGTTCACGGTTAGCGACTCTGGAGCCGACACAACGGGAACAGGCGGGACGGCTGCGATTGATCCTCCATGCCCTGTCAACAACCGTGCTGTGATCGTGACCCCGGAGCGTCATGCGGTCCTGATCGGAGCTGGCGGCAACAATCGTCGTGTCGCTTGGTCATCGCGCGAGGATTACTCTGACTGGAACTTCGCCAGCGTTACGAACACGGCTGGCTTCCTTGATCTTGATACATCCAGCCAGCTCGTCATGTGCGCGCCAGTTCGCGAGGGAACGCTGATCTGGACGCAGGATGAAGCGTGGCTAATGCGCTACATCGGGCTCCCCTATGTATATGGCATTGATCGCATCGGCTTTGGTTGCGGCCTACTCGCCCCCAAGGCTTTCGTCACCTATGCAGGACGCTGCATTTGGATGGGGGCAGAGAGCTTCTGGGTCTATGACGGCGGCGTTGTTAAGCCGCTGGCCTGTGATGTCGGGTCTTATGTTTTTGAGGACATCGACCCAGATTACGGTAGACGCTACACGCATGGCTCAGAGAACAACATCTTCCCTGAAGCATGGTTCTGGTATCCATCTACAGGATCATCTGTTCCTGACCGATACGTCGTCTACAACTATGCAGAGGGCTGGTGGTCGATTGGCGAGATGACGCGGACAGCGGCGTATGGCGCTGGCGTTTTGGCGTATCCTCTTGCTGCGGACGAGAACAACGATCTCTACCATCAGGAAGCGGGGTGGACGGCGGCTGGTGTGCCAATCCAGACTGCACGGTACGCTGAGACAAGCTCGATCAATCTCCAGAATGGCGGTCTGATCTCGTTTGTGCGCCAGGCCATGACAGACAGTGGATATGGTTACGGCAGCACGCAGTTGACGTTCTTCTCCTCCTTCACGCCTGAAGGCGCAGAAACAACCTCCGGTCCTTACTCGCCTCGGTCTGATGGATACACAGATGTCCGTGTGACGGGGCGCGACTATCGGATAAAGGTCGCTGCAACGCAGGACCAACCGTGGAGCATCGGTGAGATGCGGATTGACTTTACAGCGCGAGGCGGTCGATGAGGCTTCTTATTCCACCGCCTCCTGCGCAATACGATGCAGGGTATTTAACCCGCGCTTTTGCGTCTGTGGAGCAGATGTCCACTTTCACAGTATCTCGCCTGGAAGCTGTGGACGGCATCCTGCTGCAAGCCCCGGATGGTAGCGTTTGGAAACTAGGTGTAAACAATGCTGGGAACGTCGTAACAACATCGGTGCCGCTTGGACAATCAGGATCGCCTCCGTACTAAAATGGGAAAAGCCCTGCGGCTTGCTGGAGACACGCACACTGTCTCTGATGTGGTCGAGGCTCTTCAGGCCGGTAGGATGCAGGGCTTCTGGTCTGAGAACGCAGGCGTCGTAACACAGATTGTGCAGCACCCGCGTAAGAAGGAATTAAACGTGTTTCTGGCCTTTGGCGATCTGGACGAGGTGATGGCGATGCAGCCACGTATCGCGGATTTTGGCCGTCAACACGGATGCTCTTTTATGGTAATGTCGGGCAGATTTGGGTGGAAGAAGGTTCTGCCTGAGCATGGCTGGTCGCAGGTTGGCGTGACATACGCCCTGCCTTTGGAGAGTTAAGATGGGAAAAAGCGCCCCTTCATCGCAGACCGTCGTTAATAAGACGGAGCTTCCTCCGTTCATTACTGAGGCGGCTCAGAAGAACCTCTCGATTGCAGATGAGATAGCGCAGCGCCCGTATCAGCCTTACGGCGGCTCTGTTGTGGCTGGGTTCAGCCCTGAGCAGCAGCAGGCGTTTCAGATGGCGCAGCAGAATGTCGGCTCCTACCAGCCAGCTTTGACGGCGGGTATGGGAGCTGCCGCTCGTGGCGCTTACTACGATCCTCAGATGGTGTCTGCCCCAAGTTTTCTTCAGGGCAACATCCAAGAATACATGAACCCGTACATTTCTGAAGTTGAGCAGCGCGCCACTAGCAACGCTGAACGCGCCTTGCAACAGCAGATGAACCAGATTTCGGGGCAAGCGATCCAGTCGCGTGCTTTCGGCGGATCTCGTCAGGGGATTGCCGAAGGCGTTGCTGCGGCTGAAGGCGCTCGCGGAATTGGTGATTTGTCTGCCCAGCTTCGTATGCAGGGCTTCCAGCAGGCTGCCGCTCTTCAGCAGGCGGATCAGGCTCGCCAGATGCAGGCATCTCTTGCGAACCAGCAGGCGGGCCTTGCAGGCGCGGGACTTGGGCTTCAGGGAGCTGGCGTTCTCGGCAATCTGGCCCAGCAGCGGCAGTCGCTTGGCCTCACAGACGTGGGCGCAGTCGGAGCTGTGGGCGAGCAACAGCAACAGCAACAGCAGAGGCAGTTGGAAGAAGCCTACGCGCGCTTTGTTGAGCAGCGCGACTTCCCGACGCAGCAGCTTAACCTGCGTCTTGCGGCTGTCGGCGCTACGCCTTATGGCAACACGCAGACACAGACCAAGACGGGCGGCGAGTCGGGAAGTAGCTTGGCTTCTGGTCTTGGTGGGGCTGGTAGCTTCCTTGCGGGACTTGCTGCGATTGGCTCGTTCTAATGAACACGGCTCTTCTGTTTTCGGGTGGTAAGGACAGTTTGGCCTGTCTTTACCTATATCGCGACATCTGGGATCGTTTGCCCGTCATCTGGGTAAACACCGGAGCGGTATACCCTGAGATGGTCGAGTATATGGAGGGCTGGAAGAAGCGTCTTCCGCACTTCATCGAGGTGAAGTCGGATCAGCCTGCGAATGTCGCCCAGCATGGGTGGCCGGTCGATGTTCTGCCGATCAGGAACACGGCTCTGGGCGTGTCGCTTTATGGCGATGCCCCTTTGATGCAGCCCTATCTGAACTGCTGCGCGGAGAACATTTGGTTCCCGTTGCACAAGGCGATTTTGGACTGCGGCGCTACGAAAGCGATCAAGGGCCAGCGCGGAGCTGACGAGCATAAATCCACGGCCAAGGACGGCGACACGGTGTACGGCATCACCTACCTGATGCCGATCTACGACTGGTCCACGGAAGATGTGTTTTCCTACCTGAAGGATGTCGGTGCTGAGCTGGCTCCTGGCTATAGGGCTGGCGAGAAGACGGGACGCGACTGCTGGGATTGCACAGCCTATCTGTCCGACAATCAGCGGCGCATCGAGAACCTTCCTGAAGATAAGAGATTTGAGATTAAGCGTCGTCTTGGTATTATAGATCAAGCCGTGCGCGCACAGTGGAGTTGGTCTGGTGGCGAACGTCCCGATAGCTGATGTTTACCGCGCTTTTGTTGGCGCTGGGTTTTCTGATCCACAGGCTCGCGCGCTCACAGCGGAGACGGGGCGCGAAAATGCGTTTCAGTCTCGCTACATCTATGGCACGCATTCTGACCCAGCGAATCGGGCGACCAACTTTGGTCTTATGAGCTTCCAAGGCCCGCGACGTGAGCAGGTTCTTGATTATCTGCGTCAAGCAGGGCGGATAAACGAACAGGGACAGGTTATGCCTGGCCCCGAGACGCTGTTGGCCCAGGCCCAGTTTGTTCGACGCGAGATGGAGACATCTCCTGAGTACGCCCGCACGCGACAGGCGTTTCTAGCGAACCCAAACATTGACCCTGAGAGCGCGGCTGAAGTTCTGGGCCGCAACTATATCAGGTGGCGGTATGATGATCCTCGTTATGCAGCCCATCATAATACAAGGCGTTCCTATCTGGGGCAGATACCCGCTGATATGACCGCGAACGCAGCGGACATGGCTCAAGTTGGATCTCCAGTTGCTCCAGCTTCTACGCCTGCACAGACGCGAGCCGCTCAACCGCAAGCTCCTGTGTATGCAAACGACTTTGGTACGGCGGCGCGTAGGTTCGGCAACTTCCTTGCGCCGGGCATGGTTGAAGCTCCGCAGCCTCTTGCGCCGGATCAGGCTCAGGCGCAGATTGCGCAGCAGCGGCAGATGCAGACTGATCTTTCTCAGGCGAACGACGCGATGCGCGCGTTCTCTGCGCTGTCGGCTTATGGCGCTGCACAGAAAGCGCGTGAGGATCAGCCGATGTCCTTGCTTCAGCCTTCGATTGTGCGAGGGCGTGTGGTTCCGATACAGTTTGGAAGAGGATTACTCTGATGGCGACGGTTTGGGATCAGTTTATGGCGCAGCGTGGAATGCCTGAAGGTTCTCCCGACTATACGCTAGGAAGTCGGGCTAACCTACAACCTACAAGAAGTCCATTTAGCCCTGATGGGCGGTTGGGCAATATGGGTATGCGTAATATGCTGCTTGCTCAGCAGAGAATGAGTACGATGCCCGGATTTATGCCGCCTGATTACTCTGTTCCGCCAGTTGCGGAGCCGCGTGCACCTTTTGTCCCGCAGCCTCCTATGCCAGTTAGGCAAATGGATAGCACCCTGTTCGGTGAAGATGTTGGTGCTCGTCCCATGCCTATGAGGGCGATGGACAGCACTTTGGCGGGTTATTACACGCCTCCTATGCCAGTCAGGCAAATGGATAGCACCCTATTTGGCGAAGATGTTGGCGCTCGTCCCATACCTATGAGGGCAATGGATAGCACTTTGGCTGGTTACGACATGCCGCCGAATGTCCCGCTTCCGCCGCGCCGTCCTTCTATGCCTATGGCTCCTGCTGGCGCACCTATGCAACTGGGGTCTGCGGCTCCGTCTGTGCGCGAGAGCTTCATGCAGCGGCTTCTTGGCGGACCTAACTATCAGTCAAACTCGATGCCGGTGATGCCGCAGGGCGCTACAACGCCCCAGCAGATCAATTTTGGAAACCCGGATAACCCTGCGGACTTTGTTCGCGCTGATCGCGCCCTCATGGGTCTGCCTGAAGATGCTCTGCGTATCGCAGGGCTTCTGGGCTAAGGAGAGTAGAGATGGCTGACGGCATCCTTGACGGTATCAGCAACGCAGTGAGCGGAGCTGGAGACTTCTTCCTGAACCGTGGACGGTACGCGGACCCTAACGCGATCAACGCGCAGTTTGGTGTTCCTGAGCAAGATGTACGTCAGGCGGGGATCAACACTCTCGCGAACGTGTCGTCATTGCTGCTTGCTGCGGGCCAGCCGATGACGGGATCTGAGCGAGCTAAATTGCTCGCTGGTATCGGCCCTGCCCTGGGCGGAATGCAGACCGACATCTTCAAGTCCTCGCAGGCTCGCCTGATGACGGCGCAGCAGCGTGGGGCTATGGAAGAAGCTCGCGGTCTTGCGTCTCTTGGCGAGAGGATTAAGACAGATCCTGAAGGTGTTGGAAAACTGATTGGCAGGGATGCTGATTTCGTGCGAGCTAATACGCCGACCAACATCATGAAAATCATGCAAAGCATCGGCACTCGTGATCCGGTTCAGCAGCAGCTTTCCGAGGCTCAACTGCGGCAAATTAAGGCTGGGGAAGAGGCTACACCGACCATCCGCGCCCTGCTTGAGCAAGACCCTGTATATGGCAAGCCAGAAATGGCTGCGGCTCGTGAAATGATTATTGTAGACAAAAGCCTACGGGATGAATTTATCAAGAGTAAAACCCAGCGGCAGGGCGCTCAA